GAGTGGGAGGAAGAAGAAAAATATCAGAATGATGGCTCTTAAATGTTTTATAACGTTTTGTGGCTTTGTGTCTGTTTGCCCTTGCACAAGGCTTCAATTTACCGAAAATGTTGATGGGGCAAATAGCACAAAACCGCTGTTACCTGCTGGTGCGGATTATTTAACGGGATTTTGATTTGAAAACGAATAGAAAATTTAAAAAGTTTAGTATGAAATATATGGGAAGTAAAAATCGGATAGCAAAAGAAATACTACCGATAATGTTAAAAGAACGAGGGCAAAGAACTTGGGTAGAACCTTTTGTTGGTGGAGCAAATATGATTGATAAGGTGCAAGGAAAAAGAATAGGTGCAGATATAAACTACTACCTTATTGAATTTTGGAAAGCCTTACAAAACGGATGGACACCACCTGAACACATTACAAAGGATGAATACTACAATATTAAAGAAAACAAAAACGATGACCCTAAAATGACCTTATGGGCTGGTATTTGTTGCTCTTATGGTGGAAAATGGTTTGGTGGATGGATAAACGACTATAAAGAAAATAGAAGATTGAAAAATGGCAGGCTACCTAACCACCAAACCGAAAGCAGAAACGGTGTATTAAAGCAACTACCAAAGATAAAAGAAGTCGATTTTATTTATTCAAGTTATGAAGAGCTACAAATACCACCAAAAAGTTTGATTTATTGCGACCCACCTTATGAAGGAACAACCAAATATAAAGATGAGTTTGACCATAATAAGTTTTGGCAATGGTGCAGGGACAAAGCAAATGAAGGGCATATAGTTTTTGTTTCTGAATACAATGCCCCCAATGATTTTGAATGTGTTAAGGTGGTTGAAACCAATACGCAATTAGGGAATGGTAGTAATTCAGGGAATATGATTAAGGTGGAAAAACTTTTTAAATTTTCTCCCACAAATGTTCAATAATAGCAGTATCGTAGCACTTGCAGGTAACTCGTATATATCATCAATTTCGATAATTAAAATTATGAAAGGAGGAAGCGAAATGAACATAAAGGAAGCGATTGAGGTGCTGAAAAAATGGGGAAGTCTTTACGACGGTACAAGTGAATTACTAACGTGGGACATGAACGTTTTTAATGAAGCCATTGACACGGTAATAGCGGAGGTGGAGAAGCATTTGCCAACGGATGAAAAGACTGTTTGTCCCGAGTGCCTTAATCAATGCACCAATGAGGAACTTAAAATGTTTGGTGGATTATGTGAGGAATGTTCGGTTGATTTTAATTGAAGGAGGGAACGAAATGACCCGGGAAGAAGTATCAAAGACCAAGTGGAATTACCTATGCTTTAACCAACGGAACAAATGAAAGCCATCACTATGATTTTGAAATAACTATTGATAGAGACATTATCAAAGCTACGTCATCTTAATGGTGGCTAACGAACGAGTATATGGCAAGGTGGGGGTAAGAGTGCTGACCTATCAAGCCACAATGAACTAAATTAACAGCACTAAATTGGAACGATGCCCCAATTTGCTATATACATTGTTAGGCATCTGTAAAAATTACGGATATGAAAGTAGAACACGAACAAATTAAAATTGGTAGTAGAGTAAGGCTGCTTGAAGATGTAGAGATGTTTAATTGCACATACACAAAAGGACATGAATTTAAGGTTTACGGCAGTTCTTATCGTGGCTGGGACTTAATTGATGACGATGGAAACAAAATGGATGAATGTTTATTTATACACGATAAGTTGGAATTAGTAAAGGCGTAGTAATTTTTATTGTGCCTAACGTGTGAGGCTATGAGCAGTTGCCTTGTAAATACTGCTCAATTAACCACAAAGGTTGATAGGCAATTGCTTATAGCCTTTGTTAGCACCAGTTTTTATTATGAATTACGAAGAAATAAAACAAAAAGTAACGGACAGAGAAATTAACTGTGAACAAGCATTTGAAAGCCTTGCAGAAATCGGCTATTGTCCAAATTTATTAAACGATGATAATGGTCATTGGGCTGTAAAATTTGATGGCTTTCAAAATGTACCGATGGGAGATGACCCCGAAGATATTTCAAGCACTTGTTTTATTGAAGCAAAGGATTGGAAAGATAGTATTTACGAAGCACTTGTTTGGGCGTTGTCCTAAAATTGGTGCTAACGAATATGTAAACGCAATTAACATAAAATAGGAGGCAAAGAAGTAAACTACCCACAAGCTAAAGACTTGTGGGCTTTAGACGTAGAAAGGTCATCATGTATAGGACACGACAGCAATTCCCATCTTTCATGGGTGTTTACATACCCCCATGTAGCAATGTTGAGAGCAGCGTTAACATCTGCATCAGCAACGTTACCACAGTGTGCACAACGGAAGTGCTTGCCGTTCCTAATGCCAATGTGACCGCATTCATGGCAAGTCTGCGAAGTATATGCAGGAGGGATGGCGGTGATTTGAACGCCATTCATCTTGCACTTGTATTCAAGGAAAGAACGGAGCTGATAGAAGTTCCAGGAATTACTTCTCCTACGGAACGTCTTGCCGCGTCTCTTGGAGTTCATACCCCATCGGATATTCTTCAAGTTCTCAATGGCAATGCCCTTGTGTTCTTCCTTTGCTTTCGCTACGATTTGTTTACTTATGCGGTGATTGACAATAGTGGCAAACCTTCTTTCACGTCCTTTCAACCGTTTCAGCAACTTATGACAGTTGCGAGTGCCTTTAGACTGGACAGAAGCTCTCACTTTGTTGTATCTGTTTCGTATGTTCTTGACCTCATCAGAGGAAATGTTAGTGCCGTCAGAGACGGATACAATGTCCGTAATGCCCATATCGACACCGATAAAGTCCTCTGCGTTCTCCTCATGCTCATCGGGAATGTCTATCGTTTGGTAGAGATAGAACTTATCCTTGATGAGAACAAGGTCGGCTTCCCCTTTTGCATACTGCATGAGCTGCGGACGGTAGCAGGTATATGCTATCTTCTCACGGCTTCCGACAAGCGAGATGGAACAGACGGACTTGGACATGCTGTAGGAAAGCACACGGCTGTCGTAGGTGATAGCCCCGAACTCCCTAAAGTGCCTCTGCTTCTTCCTGTCGAGCTTGTACGCATCGGCAACTTTACTGATTGCACGCACGACAAGCTGGGAAGAGAGATGATATGTTTCCTTGATGGGATAATACACTTCCTTGTGCAGACTGAACTGCTTGAACGCATGGCGTTCCCACGCTATCTGCGAGATAGTGTTGCAAGCCTCGTTAAAAACGCTGAACGTATTTTTCAGCATCACGGCTTGTTCGCCAGTTGGAAGCAGCTTAATCTGCAAGGTCAATTTCATACCACAAATATACGAAAAATAACCGAGATATTCAAATGTTTGAAGGAAATAATTATGTTAAGTTTAACAAAAGAGGGAATAGTGGCTCAATTCCTCCCAGAAGCTAAAGACTTCTGGGTTTCCTTGAGCTGAATCGTATGAAAGCAATATTAGAATTTAACCTACCCGATGATCAATACGAATACACGCAAGCTATTAATGGAAGCAAGTATGCCACTGCATTGACTGAGATATGGAACGAGTTCAGGAATAAGGAAAAGTATTCTGAAACTCAGGAGACTACTTGGGAGGAAGCTCGTCAGATAGTCATAGATATTTTTGATGATAATGATATTAATCAGGATGACTTATGACATTTGAAGAATCAAAGATTGTATATGTAGCACGCTATTACATGAACTACTCCTCTTCTGAGGAGGTATTGGAAGCATATCGTACTCTTCAGGAAAAGGAGAGTCGTAATGCCGATAAGAAGGCAAACCTGTATGTGAAGATATGGGAGCCCTTGGCAGACTCTTCAGTGAAGCAGATATTGGTGATGATTGACATGGATCTTGAAGAGCTTAATGTATTTTTAGACAAGTGGACAGTTCCAAAAGAAGGGGTATAAAAATGATATAGTTAAAAATTGAAAAACAATATGAACCAGTTGAAAGAACGTAAGATAAAGAAAGTATGCTCCATCTGTGGGTCTGAGGACATAAGGATGGATGCTTGGGCTATGTGGAATTACGACAAGCAGAAGTGGGAGATTGAAGATGTGTTTGATAGCTGTTGGTGTGAGAGTTGTGAGAATAGTTGTAATGCAAAAGATAAGGAGAACTAATATGAAAGATCATGTAAGAAAAGCAAGACTTATTTTCAGGAGAATAGACGCAAGTCTGTTCTATTCTATAACTGTTAATGATGACGGAATACGCTTTCAGGGGCATTTCAATTCTAAGACTGCTTTGTTCCTCAAGAATCTTAAATTTGCAGTGTCAATATCTCCTAATGGATACATCGAGTTTAACAGGTCTAACATTAAAGTCACACTGACATGAAAATGAACATTAACATCTCTCATTTCGAGGAACTGATGAAAAGAGGGTATAGTCTTGACATGGTTTATCTCCTGATGCTTATTGATGAAGGAGCTGACCTGTCAGGGTTATATCAGGAAAGCGAGAGAGCAGCCAACATACGCAGTGCTATGTTGAGAAAAGCTCTTATTACAGAGGATCGCAAGATTACTCTGCTTGGAAAAGACCTTCTTGCTTTCATGTCCTCCACGAAAAGAGGGAGGATTGAAAAAAAGAAGGTTCTTTCCACAGAGTTCGATGAATGGTGGAAAGTGTTTCCAGGGACTGATACCTTTGAATATAAAGGCAAGAAGTTCATTGGTTCAAGGGCATTGAGGCAGAACAAAGATGCATGCAGAGTGAAGTTTGAGAAGATAATCATAGAGGGAGATTATACGGCAGAAGAGCTGATAGAGGCCCTCAAATATGATGTGGTGCAGAAGAAAGAGGCTTCTTTCAAGACTGGAAATAACAAGCTTTCTTACATGCAAAACAGCCTCACCTATCTTAACCAAAGAAGTTTTGAGCCATTTATCGAATTGATTAAAAAAGGTATCAGAGATGATGCAATTGATGATGAACCTATAAGAAGCGTAGAAATATGAGTTTTGATACAATCAGAGAAGAAGTAGAAAAGGGTTTGTTAGGTTTGAATGAAGGCATCCCTATGGGTTTCTATAGGGTGAACAAGTACATAGGCATAAGAAAGAGAATAATGACTCTCATCTTTGGTGCAACTGGATGTTTGTCAGGTGATACCGTGATAAATATATTACATGGAACAAACAGACATTGTAGTAGAAAGTATTCACTAGAAGAATTATATTATAAGTTCAACTGCCTTGGTGTTCCGGAGAGTATAAAGAAGCAAAAGAAGAAAACTGGTAGGAGGTGGAGTGGTAAACATTCGACTAAAGCTATCTGCTATCAGCATGATCGTGATATTTTAACATTTAACAATGTAATGAATGTAGTTCAGTCTGGAATAAAAGAGACTTTTGTACTGAAAACTGCTAAAGGTAAAGAAATAAGAGCAACCAAAGATCATAAGTTTCTTGTATCTCTTCCTTCAGTTTATAAAAGTCTGTCAGATCTTTCAGTTGGAGATACTGTGTATGTACGATGTAATAAATCTTCAAAAGGCAGAAAATCAAGACCTTATAGATATAATATTATTACAGCAATGCCTTATTATCCTTCTGCTACAAGTAAAAAAACAGTAACAAAAGGAGTTGAATATAATTATCAGAGAATAAGTAGAACTAGGGCTGTTTATGATGCGTGGCTAAATAGAGTATCTCTAGATTATTTTATAGAACAAGTGAAGACAAATCCTAATCACGGATTTATATTTTCAGATACCAAGATGGATATTCATCATATAGACGGTGTATATTATAATGATGTTCCTGATAATTTGTTATTGATAACTAAAGAAGAACATAGTAGATTACACGGAAAAGACGGTCATTCTGCTCATTTTGGAGATAGGTCAATTGAAAAAGATGAAATAGTATTAATAGAAAAATGGAGGGAGGAAATGACATATGATATAGAAATGAGTAGTCCGTACAATAATTTTGAAGCAAATGGAATAATAGTTCATAACAGTGGAAAGTCAGCCTTCATGCATTCTGCCTATATCCTCCATCCATACGATTATCTGTTGGAGCACAAGAGCGGCATTAAGTTCAAGGTGATACTCTTCTCCATGGAGAGAAGCAAGGTGTATATACTTGCCAAATGGGTAAGCAGGAGGATATTCCTTACACAGGGAGTATTGATTCCCATTCCCAAGCTATTGGGATGGTGGTCTGATGATAAGCTTACTCATGATGAACATGACCTATTCATGCAATGCAAGGACTATATAGATGGTCTTCTTGATGTGGTGGACATAGTGGAAGGTCCGCAGAACCCTACCGGTATATACAAGTATGTGAAGGAGTATGCTACAGCTAACGGTAGGTTTGAAGAGGTGGACGAGTATACCAAGATCTATGTACCCAATCATCCCAACGAGATAGTGATAGTAGCTGAGGATCATCTTGGCCTTACTAAGTCTGAGAAGGGGATGACAACAAAGAAGGAGGCCATTGATAAGCTCAGCGAGTATAATCAGTGGTTCAGGGATGCTCTTGGATATACTCCTGTTCTTGTGAGTCAGCTTAACAGAAGCTTGAATAATCCCGCTTTCATGAAGAGGGAGGCATTTGAGCCGACTATTGACGATATAAAGGAGAGTGGTAATCCCGGTGAGGCTTCCGATGTAGTGATATCATTGTTCGATCCTATAAGATATAGGACTCAGGATGATTCATACAAAGTCGGTAATTTTGTGGACCCGTCGACTGGAGGAAACTATTTCAGAAGCGTGAAGATACTCAAGAATTCCTATGGAGAGGATTCAGTGAAGATAGGGATGGCATTTCATGGTGCCACCGGCATTTTCAAGGAGCTTCCTAAGAGTAAGTATATGGATGGCTTTGACTATAATTCGTTATTTACAGGAGAATATTTTTTGTTATGAGTAGAAAGAAGAAGAAACCAAAGGAAGAAGAAAAGGTACAAATGTTCAGAGATGGATATTTCAGACTGGATTTACCTGATTCATTCAATGTGGCACTAGGTTATGCAAATCCTGGAAAAGGGTTAGCTACTCCTTCATATGTTGAAACCTATTCAATATCCAGATTATGAATATAAGAGATGTTAGACAGGATCAGTTTGCTGATACCTGGATAGAAAGGGGCATGTGGGGCATACTTAACTTGGCTCCAAGGTTTGGAAAGATCAGGGTGGCAATGAAAATAATGAATAAATTGAAACCAAAGACAGTTCTCATTGCCTACCCTGATAATAAGATAAGGGATTCGTGGCTGGGAGACTTCGAGAAGACTGATTTCATATCACCTATCATTAAATTTACCACTTACCTCTCCCTACACAAGCAGATTGATGAAAAGTATGATCTTGTTATCCTTGATGAAATTCATCTGATGTCGGAAGCACAAATAGAAAGCTGTAAGACGCTGTTAGAAGCCAATAGACGTATTCTGGGGCTCACTGGCACGTTGTCCTCTTGGACAGCTAAAGTACTCAAGGATGAGCTTTCATTGCCTGTAGTGGCACGATACTCAATTGAGATGGCAATCAAGGAAGGAATTCTTCCCGATTATGAAATCAATGTTATAACAACTCCTCTTGATGACAAGATTCTTGTTAATTATGGAGGAAAGAGAAAGACAGAGAAGACAAGGTTTGCTAATTATAAGTGGGTTGTTGATAAGCTGGAAAAAGAAGAGAAAAATTCGTTTCATATGAAATTGAAGATAATATCAATTCTTCAAACCTCTTCATCAAGAATGAAGGCAACAATTGATCTTATAGAGAAATTCAAGGAGGAAAGGCTGCTCGTGTTTTGTGGAAGGACAGAAGTGGCGGATAATCTCGGCATTCCTTCTTTTCATAGCAAATCAAGTGAGAAGCAGGTATGGGAAGATTTTGTAGAAGGAAGAATTAAACATCTTGCCGTTGTGAAGATTGGAAACTCAGGAGTCACTTATACGCCTTTAAGCAAAGTGATAATTAACTATTTTGATAGCAATCCTGAAACAATGACACAGCGTATAAACAGGTGCATGAATATGGAGTATGACAATCCTGAAAAGAAGGCTGTCATATATGTCATCTCCTCTACAGAGCCTGTTGAATTGGAATGGCTGAAGAAGAGCCTTGCTATGTTTGACAAGAATAAAATTAAATATTTATGAGCTGGATGAATTTAACATTAGAGCAAATCATTCTTGAATATAAAGATGATTATGAAGAGGATAATATATCTCTGGGTGGGGATGAAGTAGATGATTTGATATGTATACTTCGTGCTAAAATTAATCTGCATGAAGGTAATATTACACAGGAAGAATATGATGAAATATTAGGATGAATATAAAAAATAATAATTATGAAAGTAGAATTAATTAAACAGATTAAAGAGAATGGTGACGTGTATTACGCCACTTTTGTAGATGGTGTGCAAATGGCTGGAACTACCACTTATGCAGGCAATCTTATTGAAGAAAAGGAAGATGCTGTTGAAAGAGCAATGGATAAGCTTAAAACGATTGAAAATTATCTTAAAAGTAATGTAATTCCTTCGGAAAGGATAATGTTTTCTGAGGAAATTTGATTATCTTTATAATTAAAATGATGAGAGTAGTTATGTCAAGACCTGAAACATTTAATCCAGAAGATCCTATATATAAGGATAGAATTGAGTTTTCTAATGTGGAAGTAGTATCTCTTAATCCAATAAAAAAGGGGAAAGAGTGGCACTATCATGTAAGATGCAAAAATTGTGGGAAGGAATATTATAAAGCTAAGTGGACATTCTGAGTATATAGATGTCAATGTTATAAGACAATAAATGGTGCATACAATTATCAAGGATACAAAGGAATATCATCTGTATACTTTAAGAGTTGTAAATCTGGAGCAAAGTCAAGAAATCTTGAATTTAGCATCACTAAAGAAGATATATGGAATAAATGGATTGAACAAGATGGTAAGTGTGCTCTATCTGGATTGTCAATAAGGATTGAAAGAAATTATAAAAAATTGAAGACCATGACAGCCTCTCTAGACAGAATTGATTCCAGTAGAGGATACACACTTGATAATATTCAGTGGGTACATAAAGATTTAAACAAAATGAAAACAAACTATCCAAATGATTATTTCATAAAAATGTGTAAATATGTAGCAAATAATAATAAATAGAACCGATGTAATGAAAAAAGAAATTATGTTACCAGATGATATAACTATGCCGATTATAACAGCTCCAAGGGATCTTGTAATTGTGTCAATTCCGAAATGTGGTAAGAGTGCTATTCTTGGACATTTTACTACGACACATAATGCAATTGTGTTAGATCTTGAAAAGGGGGGATATGAATATATTCCTTCCAGAAAACTTAGCACTTATACTTCTCAAGAGGATGACAGGTGGGATAGTTATCAGAATTATATTTCCTATCGTAAACTCTTACTTGATAATAAAGGTAAATATGACTATCTAATCATAGATGGTCTTACTGATTTGGATGATTTGTCTGAACTTGGTGCTACCCTTATGTATATGAATAGTATCATAGGAAAAAAATTCAATCGTAAGAATGGTGTACCTGACGGAGAAAAACTTGAATACAATGATCCTGAATGGAAATCTGTTCTTACTCTTCCTGATGGTGCAGGATATCAGTATACGAGAAGGTGGTTCTTACAGCAGGTAGAGTTCTTTAGGCAAATAAGTCCTTATAGAATATATGCTGGTCATATTGCTGATAAGTACATCAAAGATGCTGGAGGTAAAGAAGAAGTGGTAGGCAGTGAGATAGCTCTGACAGGAAAACTTAAAACCATATTTGCTTCTAAGGTAACCGCTCTTGCTAAACTTGTAGCTGATGGCAATGAAAGATATCTGAATTTTGATGTAATTAATGACAGTATTGTTGCTGGAAGTAGGAATCCTCTATTAAAAGGTAGAATTCTTATATCAAAAGTAAATGATGATAATGAGATAGAAACTTATTGGGAAACAATTTATAGTTAATGTTCTGTATATATGTATTTTCAGATGAGGATTGGCTTCCTATATATGTAGGAAAGGCTAAGAATCTTGATTTAAGAGTAAAACAACACTTGAATAGAGATAGATTCAGATATGATACTTGGTTCTATAGGTGGTTAAATAAGCAAATTAGAGAAGATAGACAGTTCTTCATAGATGTATTAGAAGAAGTAAATCAAGATAATTGGCAAGAGAAAGAGAGATATTGGATAAAGCATATTAAGGAAAATGGGTTTAATCTGAAGAACATGACAGATGGTGGAGATGGAAATAACAATCAGATATTTTCAGAAGAATGTCAGAAGATAAAAAGTATCAAATTGAGAGGGGTTCCTCGTCCTAAAGATGTAAGAGAACGAATTAGTAAATCTCATAAGGGTAAGATAGTCTCTGAAGAAACTAAAAGAAAATTATCTGAAATTAATAAAGGAAAACCTTGTTTAGAAACAACTAAAATTAAATTTTCTAAGACAGTGTTACAATATGATATGAATGAAAATCTTATACAATCATTTAAGTCTCTTACAGAAGCTGCTTTATCTATTGATTGTAGAAAATCATCATTAAGTAATGCGATTAAGAGAAATAAAATAGGAACATTTAAAGGTTTTATTTGGAGATATAAATGAATATTATAATTAAAAAAGTAAAGAATTATGGCAATTGGTGGAAAACAACGAGAAGAAAGAAACTTTGAACAGCCCAAGTATGTTGGCTTAGTAGAGGTGAGAGTAATTGGTATTAATCCTACGGCGGAAGAGTTCGAGGCTTTGTTAGGCTGGGCTCCCAAAGAGGACAGTAAACAATTGGAATATCTTGGCGAGAGCAAGGATGGAAACACCTATCTCCGCGTTGATGTTTGGATGGAGGAAGTCAAGAAAAGGAAGCGTGATGATGAAACTGAAGTGAATGAAAAGTTCAAGGTGAGTTTCTATCTGGAAGATAAGGAAAGGGAGAATAAGGACAATACGAGGAAGCAATATATTAATACCGTGGGAGATTGTTCGTGGGCTTCCGATCCTGATGATCTTCCTGATTGGTTTAAGGAAAGGACTTATCGTGTTGCCTATAGTGGTGAAGAGGAGTTGTATAAATTCCTTCGCACTTGGTTAAACAAGCTCGATTATCGTAATGCTGAAACTGTACTTGAATTGGAATGGAAAAAGCTCATGCGAGGCAATGTGAGAGAACTCAGGGAACAGATTAACGGAGAATGGGCTGCCAACGTTGTTGTTCTTGCTACCGTAGAGACTGTTGAAAAGGAAAGTGGAGTAGGTGAGTATCAGAGGATATATAACAGTGCTTTCCTGTCTCCCTATAGCCTTAAGTTCTTCAGGGCAATTGATTATATGAATCCTGAAGTGCAGGCTGGCCTTCTTGCGAAGAAGAGCACTAAACCTCATGAGAAGTTTGTAATGAAAGTGACGCATCCTGAATATGGATGCAAAGATTTTTATACACTGAGGGACATTGAATTGTATGACTCTGCAAAAAACATGGCTGCATCGACAAAAGTCATCGCTGAAGATGACGGTTCTTACTAATTAGTTGTTAATCAGAGCCCTCCCTTAAACAAGGAGGGCTCTTTTATTTTACTTATGATAAAGGGAGTTAAAAAGTCAGAGTTGACACCAGCTACTATTCTTCAGCGTATTAGTTCCTATGACATCTTCAGATATTACATGGGTCATAGGAGATGGGAATTGAATAAAGCCACTAACAGTCCTTTTCATGTAGACGATAATCCTAGCTTCCTTATAGGTAATAAGAATG